TTATTAGGCAAGTAGTTGAATATGCTATGACCAATTGGACTGTTGCAGCAAAAGAGTCTAAGTTATGGAAAGAATTACTTTTACCTATACTTCCTGTAGTTATGGGAGGTTTAGGCGGATTTATATTTAAAACATATCCATATCCAGATGGTTTAACTACTACTGGAAGTAGATTTTTATTTGGATTAGTTGCAGGGCTATTATCTGGATTATTTTATAGGGTTGTTAAAGCTATGTTTATTCAAAGAATACAAACGGCTTTACCTAATGCAACATTAGATTCTTCAGATATAACAGATGAAGAATTGGCAAATCAAGTTAGACAAACAATAAATAAACAATAATTTTCAGTTATATAATTAATTGAAATTAAATTGGTGAATATATGAGCAACTTTCCAAATAACTTTGATGATGATACTACATTGCCATTTGTAAATGACAATATCACGGAAATTGGTGGCGCCGCCATTGATGCACTTCGTGATGCTGTTTTTGCTATTGAGCAAAATATTGGTTTAGGAGCCGCAGGAACTGCTGGTTCTTTAGCCGCTAGATTAGGTATATCTATTAATCCAGATGGCACAATAAAATCATCAGCTTTAACAAGTTTAGGATTAGTTACATTACCAATTACTCAAGACCAAATTGCAAGCTATGCACAAATACCGGAATCAAAATTACATTTAGATCACAGAACCCAAGATCTTTACAATTATATTAGAGATTTATCAAATGACGTAAATAATGCTAATGGTTGGATTGCTGCTACTGGAATAAAGTTAGCGCCACATCTTGCTGGAGTAATTTATAGACATACTCTTGATCAAATTGATGTAAGTACTGATTCAACAAAATTTCTATTAAACAATCAAAGATTATTTAGAAATAATTCTAATTCTTATAATTTAATCAATGATATTAATTCAGAGTTTTTAAATCATCAATGGGCAGATGGCGCACCATTTGGAACCATTCATAATATTACGACTAATAATGGTTCAGTATATCCATCTAATTATGGTCATACTGCCAGTGGTATATTTCTTAATACAAGCAGATTTAATACTATCCCACAAACTGCAGAAGATTTACAATTATTTGCTGAATTTATTGATGGTGCAAGTATATTCTTACTTGGAACTAGAATTCAAAATTTGTATTCAAATGGAATTTCTAGAGCATCTAGATCTTCTAATTTAACTAATGATGGTTATGGTCAAAATATTATTCCTAATACTCCAGCTATTGCCTATTTATTAAACATCGGGAATAATAGCAGTCCATTTGACAATATTGATACCGGTGATGATATTATTGAATTCAAACCATCCGCTACCGATTCTTCAAATAATTCTTTTGATGCTAAATTTGCTTTAGTAAAAATTGGTGATATCATAAGAATTAATTATGGTACAATAGAAGTTCCATATGTAATTAAAGAAAAGAAATATATTCAAAGTCTTGGAAATAAAAAGTATGTAGTAAGAATTGCTGGAAAGAATCTTTCATATTCTCCAAACGCCACAGCAAGAATAGATCGTCCATTATTTTACAACAATAAATTTGGTGTATTAGCATTAGCTTCTGCAAATAATAACTTTTCAGAAACACCAAGCCTTATTGTCTCAACACCTAGGGGCGGTGAAGCTATTGGTAATGGATTTAGTCTAGATCAATTTAATGAAAAGCATTATCTTTTATATCTAGCATTTTATCCAACTGGATTCGCTCAAGATGGATATACTATTTTGCCAGCAATAGACGTTACTGGTAACCAAGGAACAACACCAGGGCTTTATACTATTGATTCAATTGTCGAAGCAACAAATGCAGCTTTTAGACAAAATGGATTCAACTACAGATTCATAGCATTCTCTTATCAGGGCGAATTTGGAATTATGTTAGCAGACTCTTATAACAATGCTGCATTTTCTATTTTAAGCGCTATGGTAACATCTGCTGGATTTTATGATCAGCTTGGAACCAGTGTAACCTTTTCAAATAACGTTGTAGATGTCTTCCCAACAGTTGGAAGTACCGCCCCAGATCCATTAGGATTTGGTCCATTCGGAGCTAATGTTGCAAGCCCACCATATATGACTTCATATGGCTCTCCTGAAGCATCACAAATCCCAACTAAATTATTTGTTCCACTAAGAAGAAATAATTTCTATGTAAATGGTGTTGAAAGAGAAAGACTAAATCTTCAAATTGGACAAGCATTAGATGGTTATGGAGACGGATATTGGATTGCACAAGTAATTAATCAAACTGTTCCTGCTGGAAGAGTTCAAACTACCTATAGAATACCTTTAGATTTATCTTCATCTGATTTAAAGGTTGGAAAAACATTAGTTGTTCAATCTATTGGCCAAGGAACATTGGTAGATTTTGGTAGATTCATTATACAAGCAATATCTTTTTCTTGTTCTCCATCTGATTTTACAGATATTACGGTTTATGACGCTGTACATGCAAAGGGATTTTCACCATCAGCAACTATTGGTTTAGACGGTTATGTTGCATTGTATTTTAACTCTGATTCAGTTTCATTTAATACTGAAACGGCTACAGATTTTTCAAGCTATACACCATTCAAAAGACATTTTGAAGTTTATATCGATCAAAATAGCAATACATTTACACATGAAAGAGGCAGAGTATTAGCAAGTGGTTCATCAATTTTAATTAACTCTCCTAATGGAACTACATTACACTCATCAACTGAATTAGCTAAATTAGATATTATAAAAATATCTCCAAAATTGAGAGGATATCAATTTGGAGATGTAACAAAAATATCATTAAATATGATAAGCTATGATACTCTATCTGGAACATTTGATGGATATTTAGCATCATATAATGGAACATCATTAACCAGAGTTGGACCGACTGTATTTGGTAAAAAGGGCGAAATAACTAGATTCTATGATGAATCAAATGTAGATTATATTGATTTAATGTTTGATGTTAATACTGTTGTAAATAGTTTTTCTAATCAAATAATTGATTTTCAATTATTCCCAACATTATCATTAGATAATGAGATTATGTTAATTGGAACTTGTCAATTAAATGATACAAATAAATTTGTAAATAGATTAAGAGACGAAAGACAATTTGGAAATACTAGTGAAAAAGAGTTAAGCACATCTGCACTTAATTTTATTGCTTTACCAGAGAAATTATTACATTTTAATGGTGTAGTAAGAGGGTTCGATATAGCCAGCGTTAATAATGAATTTATTTCGATTACTGGCGGCACAATATTAGTTAATGGAAAAATACAGAATTTAAATAATGAAATAATAACAATACCAAAATCAAAAGAATATTATTTATCATCATATTATCCAATTAATTGGGCATTATGTGTAAATTCAAATGGTGAGTTAATAACAATTCCTATTACAGATTTTGATGTTGTTCTTGGAACCCCAAGCAATTCAAGTAGATTAACAACATTATTTAATGCTGTTTCATCTAATACATATGTTGTTGATTCAAGTACTTTCTCTAATTTACTTAATAATAGAAAAGATTTAACTGTATTATATATAGTATCATCTACAGTAACTGGTAGTGGATTAAGTGCTGCCGCATCTCTTACATATAAAGATGTAAGAAGATTTGTAAATGATCAAGATTCTAGTACTGTTGCAGTTGTTACAAATGACTCTTCACAAGGTAATTTTAAAACATTTGATGCCGCAGCAGCTTGGGTTAAGTTAAACAGTGCATTTCAAAATACTATTCATCTTAAAGGCGATTCACTTACATCTATTGATCCAAAGTTTAATGTAGTTGATTCTATAAATAATTACATTAATATAGTTGGAGCAGCTCATCAAACATCTATAGAATTTAATACTAACATTACTATGAGCAATGTTAAATTTACAAACTTAGATGTTACATTCCTTGGAACAGCAACTCTTACAAATGTTGATTTCAAAAACTGTAGAGTATTTTTTACAGCAACAACATCAATGACAAATGGATCTTTTGAAAGATCAAGTTGCAACGGATCCGCTGCAACATCATTCAATGGAACAGCATTTAATACTACTACAAATTCATTTAGTAATACAGCTTCATTTACAAGCTGTAAATTAACTGCATGTACATTAACTATACCAAGCGCTGGCGGAAGCTTAACAAGTACAAGTATATCAAGCTCTACTTTAACCGTTAATGGTACAATTACAACTTCTTTATCTAGCATAGTTGATTGTACTATTCAGGCAAATATTGCGCAATCATTTACAATGGGCAATAGTTTTAGATTTGAAAGAAATGTTGTAACATATGCCGGAACACCAGGTGGCGGTTATACAAATTCAGATATGGTTAATAATTCATCTGGATTAATGTTTGCAACTGTATCAACAAGCCTTACTGACTTAACAGTAAGAGATAATACATTTACAACTGCAATGTCAGATAGATTTGGATTCTTTAGTTTGCAGCTAACAACATATGGCGCTATTGTTGAAAATGTAGATGTTTCAAAAAATAAATTTATTTCAACAGCAGTTACTGATGATATTAGAGCAGTTATTTCTATAGTATCTACATTAACAACAGCTGCTGGTGGTGGAGCATATCCAAAATTTCCTAAATTAGTTAATGTATCTATTGATGGAAACTTCTGTAACTATAATCAAATGATTGTATTAACTACAACTCGTTTGCCTGCCTCAATATTTAATGGCGCAATGCTTACAGTAACTAATACTAGAATTTCTAACAACACATGTGGAACTATAGGATTTATTACTGCAGCTTCTGCAATATCTGATTTTAGTAATGCAGGCTCTCCAAATTCTGGTTTTGTAAGAGACAAAGAAGAGGCCTTAATAATTAGCGGTAACACTTGCAAATTTATTACAAATTTGGATGCTATTGGAGATTGTATTTTCTTTAGAAGTACTGTATTCCCTGGAAGCAATAGTGAATATGTTCAAGTTGGAACCGGTGGTTTTATTATAAGTAATAATAGTGCAAATTGGATTCAAGTAGGTTGTAGCGGATATACTGAACCAAATGATGGATGTATTATATCTAATAATAGAATTAATCCAGATAATCCAATTTACTTAAATAATTATATAGATTCATTAATTAGTGGATTAACTCCAGCTAATGTCGGCCTTATTTTAAGAAGAGAATGGAATGCTGCTGGCCCAACTAATAGTTTAATTTCTGGAAATATAATATCCCAAAAAACATTAACTAATGCACTTGGAGCTATAACATTTTATTATGATGTAGCTATGGCATGTTTTAATAATGCAAATATAGTTGATAATACTATTAGCGGAGTAATTAATAGTAATTTAGCACCTATATTATATCTTTGGGCAACTGGAAATATTACTGTAACAAATAATTTATTTAATAGAAGCGGTTTGACTGTTCAAGCTTATGTTGTTGGACAAGCCGGAGCAACAAATAGAGTTTCTATTACCGAAAATATATTTGATAGTCCATTTGTCGATGCTGGAAATACTATTGAAGATGTTGGTTTGAATATTCCTGCAGCTTGGGATTTTTATGCAAATAAAAATCAAACAGCTTATGCAAGTTTAACTATGTATAACTTAAATGATTTATCACAAACTGGTAATTCTGGACTTAATACTCCATTTGTATATAATGGTGGAATATTAAATTCATCTGTAAAAGATTACTTGTTTTCTTCTAGTAGTGGTCAGAATCCATTAAGCTTACAGTTAGAAGGTAAAGTTTCTGATGCACTTCCAATTGGAGTTAATTTATTATATGCTGTAATTGGATTTAATGTTGAATCATCTCCATCAACAGTAAATACTGGCTCAACAAATAATATTTCATATAGAATGTGGCTAGATAAGACCGCCAAATTCTCAACAAGTAGTCCGCCAGGATCTTTTGCTGGTTCTGTTGCAGACAATTTAGGTAATTTATATGTTACAAGCTCATCTAATGCGGCAAGTAATACATTAAGTATAAATGGCGGAAACGTATCTTCATTTACAACTACAACACAATATATGTATGTAGATTTGTCTTCATTGGGCTGGGCAAATAAAAATAATCAAGCAGTTAATATTTCTATAATTGGAACATTTAATGCAAATGGATTTATGTCTTTCGTATTATCTCCTCTTCTTATTAAATATCGTTGGTAAATTAAATGGGATCTAATAATTTTTTTAAATCAAATTTAATGGCTTTACATAACGTTGTGCAAGCATCAATGTTAGTTTATCCAAAAGAAATGATTATAATGACATTAAAAGATCTTTTTTCTAAAGATGATTATTATCATTATTCAAAAGATCAGTGGGGCTTTGCTGACACTACCGATCACACGGATTTACCACCAGGCGCCGATTTGCCAGTATTACATAATAAATATGGTGCAACAGATAGTGGATTAAGTACAAGATTATTTATAGGTGAAAATTATAGATATGATGGAATTTATTATCCAGCTATTTTAGTTAAAAATGGTGGCAGTAGATATGTCCCAATTTCTATTAATAGAGAACAAGAAAGCGTTCAATATCAAGATGTAATTTTTGAAGATGGTTATGGTAACCAAACAATTGTACATAAGCCAGTTTCTTTTATGACCGCTGGCGTATGGGAAGGCTCTGTTATTATTGATGTAATGTCAAGAAGTTTAAGGGCCAGAGATGATATTGCGGAAGCTATAGGCATGTGTTTTGCTGAATTTACACATGATACATTATATGATATTGGCATTATTGTAAAACCACCTTCAATTAGCGCTCCATCAGAGTCAGATGATAGAAATGACAAGCTTTTTAGGCAAACTATCACATTAGATGTAAGAACCGAGTGGAGAAGAGAAATACCTGTAGATAATGTCATAGATGCTATTCTTTTTACCGCTACTTTTGAAGATTTAAGCCGTCCAGCTAATCCAGTATCTGCTAATTTAACAGTAAATACTGAAGTTAGTATTACAGATATGCTACTAAAAATGTAAATTATATAGATTTCGAATATTTAAATTCGAAAAGTTTTATGATTAAGGTTAAGATAAACAAAATGTATTAATATATCGCCAAGAATAGGAATATTAATACATTTTAGTGATACAATCTACAAAACCGAGTGATAAGGATCCAAATATGGCTAACATACCAGGCGCAACAAATGTCCTACCAGGAGTTTTTACTGACGTAATTACTCAATCACGTGGAGTATCGGTTCCTGGTGGTTCCCGCATAGCCGCCATGATCGGTGAGGGCTCCACAGATGAAACTATCGTTTCCCAAGCTACAGGTGGCGGAAATGATGGATTAAATCCAAGCTATACCAGTACAACTGGTCGTGATGGCAGACATTTTCAATTGTCTAATTTCCCATTAGTATCTAATAGAACTACTTTATTTAAAAATGGCATTCCATTACTTAGACTAGAATCTACAATAGATGCTAATCCATTTAGTAATCATTTTGATTATAGAATTGATATTACTACTGGTCAGATTGAATTACAACGCGCCCATTTAGTAGATCAAGGTGGTGCTTTTTATTCAGCATTATCAACTAACGTTGGTCAAGGCGCAATTAACAATCTTACTCTTGTTAATTCTAATGCTCAACCAGAAACTTGGACCATTCGTTGCGTTAAAGTTCAAAGAGATGCATTTAATAATCCAATTCTTGGAACTGCAACTTTCTTAGCATTCGGATCTATTTCTGGAGCAAAATTAGATGCTAATGGTAACCCTATTGTTTGGGTAGCCGGAAGCTCTTCAGTTGTAAGCAATACTGTTATTAGTTTTAGCATATCTGAAAACGTTACTCCATTTAGAGAGGGCGATGCTTTCACTGTTATAATTGCTAGTGGAGTATTAGTTAGAAATGATTCTTTAACTGCTAATTATATTCCAGTTGCAAATCTTAATGATCCAATTCTTCTTCAAGGAATGGGTGATGTAGTTAGAAGACACGGATTACCAAGTCTTAATAATAACTTATCTTTAGGTGCTCAACTTGCATTTTCAAATAGCGCACCATCATTATTAACTGTTCAAGCAGCACCAGCATTACCAAGAAGAACTTCCTATTTATTAGATCAAGATGTTAATTCTCTTGCTCCAGATGATAATGAATTTATCTTTCCATTACCAGTTGGTGTAACACCAGATTTTAACTCTAATATTCATTTCTTTGTAAAGAATAATACAACTAATGTAGAAACTCAAATTCTTCCAAACAAGTTTCCATTTTATACATTAGATACTGCTGGTCAGCCAACTACTCATCAATTTATTATTGATAATACTGCTGCTCCTGGTGGTCATTCTTATTTCTACTCTGTTAATCAAAGTTTAGAGGCCCTTAACTTTGGTGAAGATGGTTATATTGGACGTAATACAGCTTTCCATAATCAAGGATTATTTAGTAGCCCATCAGTTACATTTGATTCTACTTATGTAGGAAAAGCACTTAAAATAATGGACAGTAATAATTCTGGAAACTTTGGTGTATTCCATATTACTGCAGTTACTAATGGTAAATTATATGTTGTAGCTGATGCAACAACATTCTCACCATCTACATTAACTGCTAACCCAGTTTATTTATCTGATTTTATTACAGAAAACTCTGTAACTTTCAAGGTAATTGATCCTGTAACTGGATTACAAGTTGGCGTATTTGCAGGAACTGACGGAGCCCTAGTATCTACTGGCGCAGGATCTGGTGATGGTTATATGAGCAGCGCATCTGTTCAATTTAATACTTTAACTTCTCCAACTAACTATAAGTTACAGATTTCTGGTTCTACTACTGCAAATGCAACTGCTCCAGTTGGAAACAATGGTATCTATGATATTTTGAGCGTATCAAGTCATGGAATTAACATTCAAAAAGCAGTTGTTAATGAAAGTAATTTAGAATATGAGGTATTAGATCCTACATTAACCAGCAACTATGTTGTTGTAAATCACAATGTTGTTCCAAATGGCTATGCATTGCGTGTATCTATAGTTGATACCAAAGATGCAAGCTTCTTTGATGCTGGTTGGATTAATGCATTGACTTCACTTCAAGTTGTTGAATGTGATATTTTAGTTCCACTTCCAAAGCAAACAATTTCTGTTATCTTCCAAAACGCGTTAAGTCACTGTTTGACTATGAGCAATATTAGAAATAAGAAAGAAAGAGTATTGTTTATTGGAGCAATAAATGGATTAACTCCAGATAACTTAACTGGAGCAAAGCCTGCTGCAGTTGAAGATATTGGAATTCTTGAAGGAATTCAAGGGGAAACTGTTACAGATATTCTTGCAGGAAATGTTGAAGACTTATCTAACTACTCTGTTGTAGATGCATTTGGAAATACTTTCAGAGCAGTATATTTCTATCCTGATCAAATAGTTGTTCAAGCTGGTACAGATAATGTATTGATTGATGGTTTCTATATTGCAGCAGCTGCCGCAGGATATGAAGCAGCAGATGTAAGAGTTGAAAATCCATTAACCAATAAGGTATTAAGCGGATTTACTATCTTAAGAAACAAGCAATTCTCTCCACAAACATTAGAGGCACTTGCAACAGCTGGTGTAACTACACTACAACCAGTAGCTGGTGGTGGAAAGATAGTTTGGGGAATTACAACTACTCAAAGCGGATTCCCAGAAGAACAAGAAATTTCAATTGTCTTTATCCGTGATAGAGTTGCAAAGACATTAAGAGCTGGTTTCCAAGGATTTATTGGTAATGCAGAGTCTGCAAATACTGGTGCAATATTAAATACTCGTGGAGTCATATTATTGAACTCTTTGGTTTCACAAGGATTAATTACTCAGTATAAGGATTTGTCAGTTGCAAGAGATGATGTAGATCCAAGACAATGGAACATTACTGTTAGAGTTCAGCCAACTTATCCGGTCAATTTTATTTACATAAAGGTAAGTTTGGGTCAAGTCTAATTAGGAGAATACATAAATGGCTAATGCAGCAAATACAGGATCTACACTTACAGTAGCAGGAACTAACGTTAATAAAACTAGTACTGCTATTTCAACCAATATCATTATTATGGTAAATAATACTGCTGTTGGAGCTATCCAATCTATGTCTATCTCTGAAAAAAGAGGTATCAAAATGATTGATGAAGTTGGAACTGATGGTCATATTGATTCTGTTCCAAACGTTTCTACAAACATTACTGGATCTTGTCAAAGAGTTAGATTTGACAGACTAAGAATTGCTGAAGCTTTCAGCCGTGGATTCGTACATGTTGCTTCTCAAGCATATCCATTTGATATTGTTATTTTAGATAAACAAAAGAGAGATCAAGGAAGTCAAATATCTACAGTTATTAAAAATGTTTGGATTTCTGGTCTTGATTATACTTATCAAATAAGTGATTGGGTTATTACAGACACTATGACTTGGGAAGCTGAAGCAATATTTAGCGTTCTTAATAATGGTAGCTCTCAACCTGTTGCTGTTGGTGGTGAATTAGGAATTAAGCACATGGGAGCTGGTCCTAATGGAATTGTTAATATTAATAGTGGAGATGGAATTGTTAATATTGAACAACTTGTTGATACTGGCGCAGGCGGTAGAAGAGGCTCTCTTGATGCAGCTGGATTAATCGATATAGGTTCAGCAGGCGACTTATTCTAAATAATATCCTATAGTTTAATTCTATAAAATAAAAATAACCTGTAAAAATGATATATAATCATTACAGGTTATTTGTTTTTGTGGAGTTAAAATGGTTAAATTTGATAGTCCTTTAGGTAGTAAAAGTTTTCCTGGTCAGTCTATGAGGGAATTTGATATTCCAAATGAGGATGAGCCTCAAATGGCACCGGTAATGAGACAAAGAGGGCCATCAATGCATGGCTCTCAAGCACCAATAGATATTGATGCGGCTATAGCATTTCAAAATAAATTACAGCAACCATCTGTTGATCAATCTATTGAAATTGAAAGACAAATTAAAGAGGCTCGTGAAGCTAAAAGAACTGGTCGAGAACCATTAAATGATGGTGCTAAACGTCGTATAGAGATGTTAGTTGGCATGACTCAGTTTTCTAGAGAAGTTAATTTAGATGGAAATATTTATATACTTCAAACTTTAAGATCTAAAGAAATGAGAGAGGCTTTCATGATTATTGCAGAATATGATGGCACTGTTCAATCTCCATTTGAAATGAGAAGACAATTTTTAGCCCGCTCTTTAACCCAGGTAGCTGGATTAGATATTGCGCAATTTGTTGGATCAAATTCTTTAGAGGCTAAATTACAATTAATTGATGATTTACCAGAAGATTTTCTTAATAGACTATATTCAGAATATTTAGCTTTGGTAAAAGAATCTAAAGAAAAATTTGCAATTAAAACGCCAGAAGAAGCTAAGGAGGTCATTGAAGACCTAAAAAAATAATATTTGAACCGGAACATCGTTTTCACGACTATTTATGTGAAAGGTATTCAGTACTTCCAGATGATCCATTAATAACAGAAATGGACCCGGTTCAAAAAATGTGGTTATTTAATAATTGGATAGCCAAGCAAAATGAGCAAGCTGAACTAGCTAAAAATCACGCATACTTATTAGCATCCTTTTGGAATCCAGAGGCTGTGCAACAAATTCTTGGCGATGGCAACGTTCATGAATCTACTGATGAAGAATATGAAGAATCTCTTAATATAGTAAGAAATCAAAGTATTAAATTGTTAGAGGAAGAAAATAAACCATTAAGAAGAAGACGCAGACATAATTTGAAACGGGACTAATAAATGGCAGATCCACCAATCACACCAGATCAAGCAACAATTTTAGATCAGGTAGCTAATGCTCAAAAAAATTATAATCAAACACAAATTGATTATAATAATGCTGTAGAAAAATCAGCATCTATTTTAGATGGATTTAAAAGCAAATTGGGTGCTGCTGGATTTTCTTTAAATAATTTAGGTAAAACAGCTGCAGATAATACTGGACTTTTTCTTGGTCTAGGAACAGCAGTAATAAAAGCTCAAGATGCTTTTAGTGGGTTTAAAGGGATTGAAACATCTGGAATTAATACTTTTGGAAGACATGTTGATGATCTTGGAAAAAAACTATTATCTGGAGGTACTGCTGGCGCAGTCGCTTCTAAAGAATTAGAGAGCTTAAAACAAAAGTTTTTATCAATGGGCGGTTCTCCTAAATTGCTAACAGAAGCTATTAGCAAAGGATCTGATGCCACATTATCTTTATTAAAAAATATGTTTGCAAATGCAGATAGAGCATTAGTTGCCCAAAGTGCCTTTATGCAATTATCGGCAGCAACTGGTAATTTGGGTAAAGTATTTGAAAAAACTGGTAATAATCTTGAGCAAATGAATACTTTGCTTGACTTACAAAATGACTTAATGGATCAGGCTAAAGAAGCTACTGGATCTAGTGATGATGAAATGAATGATTATTATTATACGCTTGGTAAGGTACCAAAAGCATTACAAGAGATGGTCAGTTCGGGAACATCAGCTGGTGGCACTATGAGCATGCTAACTGCAACAATTAAGTTGGCTCATGGCACTGGTAGAGATTTCAATAAAGTAGTTGATGATTTACATAAGTCATTTAGAGATTATGGTTTAGTTGGTGAACAAGCTCTTACATTTACTGCTCGTATAAGTGAATTATCTAATAAATTTGGAGTAGAATTAGATGATATGAGAAGTGGATTATTAGGAGCAACTGATGCATTTAAAACATTAACTAATGCTGGAGCTGCGGCCCATAAAATGACTGAAAGCGTTTCTGGAATTATGGGAGATTATATTCAGAAATTAAAAGACTCCGGTATGACAGGGCAACATGCAGTGGAAGTTGTTAAAAATGTTACAGATTCTATGGCAGGATTAAATATAGCTCAAAAAGCATTCGTATCTGCTCAAACTGGTGGCCCTGGTGGATTAATGGGCGGCTTTCAAATCGAAAAAATGTTAAGAGAAGGTGATATCGAAGGTGTTCAAAAGAAAGTTATGCAAACTATGCAAAAACAATTTGGAAGAGTTGTTACGCTAGATGATGCCACTAAAAGTCAAGCAGCAGCCTCTCAACTTGAAAAACAAATACTAATGTTAAAACAAGGCCCGCTTGGTGGCATGGTTAAAACAGATCAAGATGCATATAGGTTTTTAGAATCAATGAGATCTGGTCAAACAGCTAAGGGACCAACTGGTGTGGCCGGTTTAGATCCTAGAGGATTGCAGAATTCAATTGATAAAGGGACTTCTGTTGAACAAAAATCTGATAATAAATTAGCTCATATTTCAAGTGAAATAAGTGCCATTCGTCATAGATTAGAAACATTAAGTTTAGGTGCTGTACAAAAAGCATTTACTGGAGCAAGCCTTCCACAATTAGAACCATTAACTGATGCTCAAAAAGCAAATAAAGAAGAATTATCTCATCAAATGAGACAGGCAACACAAAAAAGTGGTACGAACACAGCAGTTGTAAAATCTGAAATGGAGCAAGCTGGAATATTAAAAGCAGATAGAACAAAAAGTAATATTGAATCAAATGTTAATAATTTAAGTCAATCATTTGGATCAATAGGAAATACAATGAAAAGTGGAATGGATACAATGAAACAAATGATGAGCGATCCTAATTCTACATTATTTAATAAAGCTTATAGTACAAGAGCATCAACTGAAATGACTCCAGTTAGCCCTGGAGCTACATTAGCTACTGCTCCTAAAATGGCGCCTGGAGCTACATTAACTACTGCTCCTAAAATGGCGCCTACTGCTAAATCATCTACATCAGCAGGCCCTGAAAACACTACTCTTCCAGAAGTTAGAGTTACTAAAGAGGGAGATATGGGTAAAATAAATGTAGATGTAGTTGTGAAAGTTCGTGAAAATGGCGGTCAAGGAAGATCAGTTACCCCAGTATCTACCCCTTAATAGGAACAAATTATGTCAAACCCAATTTTAGACGCCGTAAATTCTGCTCAAGATTTTTTAAATCAAAATAACCCTATTACAAGTAGTCAGCAGGGTAATTTTAAATCTGATGGATTTCTTTTACCTGCAACCTATTCTGCAGATGGTAATGGCCTTCCATTTAGCAAAGTTGCTAATGATAAGCCAGCTCAAACCAAAAGAAATATTATTACATGGTTTATTCCTCAATTTGGAATTGTTAGAATGTTTGTTAATCCTACTGCAATCAGTTATGTTGATAAAAAATTAATTACAAAAGATAGAACTAAAGGTGGATATACATTACAATATTGGGGAGAAGAATTAACTACTATTAATATAAGTGGAACTACTGGAAGTTCTGGCGCAGAAGGCATTAATGTTTTGCATGAAATATATAGAGCAGAACAATATGCATTTGATTCTGTTGGTTTAACTTTAGCGGCAAATAATTTTAATAATGATTTAAGCCATAATTTAATTAATGGAGTATCATCATTATTTGGTGGCAGTCCAATTGAGCAGGCCGGAACATCTGGATTATTAGGCGGTATATTAGGAGTAGATTCTCCAAATAATAATTTATCAGCTAAAAATATACCATCTTTAGCTCAATTAGCATTTTCGGTTGAGATGTATTATAATGGAGTTGTTTATAGAGGGTTTTTTGAAAATATGACTGTTAATGAAAGGGCTGATAACTTTTTATTAGAATATCAGATGACATTTACAGCAACACAAAAAAGAGGATATAGAACAAATTACTTTCCTTGGTCAAAAAGTGCAAAGG